CGGGGGTCGGTACAGCCCACGCTGAAGCGCATGTAGCTAGCGGCCTTCGCGTTCTTGGTGTCGAAGTCGTTGTCCTGATCGAACATCGGCTCGTCGCGCCAGAAGAACGTCATACCTTCCGGGCAGTTGGTTCGGATGAACCAGGGGTGCGCCGAGGTGAAGTAGTGGTTCATCTTGATCCCTTCGGGGAACGCGTTCGTCGCCTTGAGGACGTTGATCGCGTTGTTCGCAGTGTCGTTTTGCAACACCGAGCCCAGGATGCGATTCGCGTTGAACCATTCTTGGCGGGACACGTGCAGCGAACGGGGCATCAGGTTGATCAGCTGACCTGTATCGTTCTGCGCGCCCATGATCTGGATGGTCAGATCTTCCAGGGCAGTCTCGGACAGGTCGGCCGCCGGGGACAGGGCATTGCTGTACGTACCGCCGGTAGCGTTGACGTGGGCAGTGGAGCACAGCGCAGCGCCATCGCCAGTGGTGAAGCTGGTCGTGACGAAGGCCGTGTTGTACGGGATCGCCGCCACCAGTTCCGTGGTCTGCCGCATGGAGAAGGCGTTGGCGCGGGCACGCCGCGTCGCCACTTCCTTGTACAGATTGTCGCGCAGTTCTTCGAACGTCACGATGTAGCCCAGCGCGTACGCGACGTGGGTGTAGGTTGTCACCACACCTTGCGTCTCGCCGTCGTAGGTCACCGGAGCGCCCTGGCCCTTCACGACCGCGTTGTTGAAGGGAGTGACTTGCACGCCCTGCTCATACGCCTTGTCGGACGAACGAACGTCGTAGAGGTCTCGGTACTCCTCCGCGTGCTCGTCGTAGGTCTGGCCCCAGATCGTGAAGATTCCGGGCCACAGCAGTTTCGGGTGCGAGCCTGTGTTGATTACGCCACCTGGCATGATTGTTCCCCTTTAGACGCCAGCTGCGCCGGTGCCGTGTGCAAGTTCATGCACGTTGATCTGAACCAGGTGCTTGGCGTAGGCGCCAAACTCGTTTCCTGGGCGTTGCACCAGTCCCATCAGCCGAAGCTGCAGGGTGGCGGTGGTGGCGGGAGTCGCGCCGGTCGCCGAGCGCACTTGCCAGCCGCTCACGAAGCCGTTGCCGGCGCCGAGCAGGGAGATCTGGTTGAGGCCGATTTCGGTCGCAGCGAGTGCGGTGCCGTTCGACTCTTCCTGGATCTCGAACAAGACGTTCGGATCATCCACGACCATCGCATACCAGACGGAAGGATCGCTCGCCGGCCGGTAGGTGATGTCGAGGTTCGACTGATTGACCATCGCGGTCCGGTACTTGCCCAGTCCAACGATGACGCCGCGGAGGGCTCCCGAGCCTGCGCCGAGCGCAATGCCAGGGATGCCGTTTGCATCGGCCGTTCCGCTCGAGATAACCGGGTCGCCGATGTAGAGCGCGGTGCCGTAGCTTGCCGCGATCGAGTAAAGCCGTGCCTGGCCGTTCCAAGGCGCACCGTTGAGGTACGAGTGTGGAACGAAGCCAGCCGGACGATTCGTGTTTGCCATGAGAATCTCCGTAAGTTACGGTCAGCGAACGCCGACCTTGCGTTTGAAAAAATCCGGGATCTTGGTCCGGGTGCGATCCACGTAGCGATTGGAGCTGTCGCCCCCGCCCGAGTCCTGCGTACCGCCAAGAAGAGAGTCGACAACCGTTTGGTTCCGCTCTTCCACCAGTTTCTGATCTTCCTCGTACCACTCTTGCTTGATTTTCATCAGGATCAACCGCACAGGCTGTCCGTCATGACCTAACTCAGAATTTCCAACCACCGTAACTCGGGTGCCCAGGTCCGTATTGCCAGTGCGAGTGGAGATACCACCCAGGCCGGCATCGGGGACGCTGGTTTCCCCTTCTTCAACAAACTCGTATCCGCCCGTCAAGGCGCGTTCGACCCGCCCCTTGTCGCTCAGGAACCAATGGAGATGGTAGCCCGGAATGTCCGGGACAGCCAGACGCTGGACTGGCACACTCATCGGAATGCGCTTACGTTCAGAACCGCTCGAACGGTTCGCTGGGCTCAAAGGTGCGAGTGCCATGATCAATTTTCCTGGAAGTAAAGTTCAGCGTAACGAGCACGCCATTCATCTGCTGTTTTGAAGCGCTTGCCGGGTCCGACGAATTGCTTGGCATCGGCGTCACAGGCGGCGCGGGCATCAGCAGGAAGGGAGGCAAAGCCCTTCTTCCCTGTCGTGCGGCGAGTTCCGCCTTCCGCTTCTCCGCCAGAGCGAGCGCCTTCAACCTTGGAGCCAGAGGAGAATTCCCCGAAGGTTGCTTCAACCTCCTCGCGAATCTTCTCGTAGAAAGCCACGCCCGTCAGCTCTGTGCCGGACTCGCGCATTTCCTGGGCGATGCCGAGGGCAAGGGAAGTCCGGCGGCGGTCAGTGCCGAACCAGGGGTTGGCGGCATTCCATGCCTTGAGATCTTCGGGGACTGCCAGGGCGGCCGGCTTCGGCTCTTCCTTCGCAGCCTCCTTCTTCTTCGGCAGGGGCTCTTCCGAGGCGGCCTTCAAGTCGATCATCAACCCAGTGATTTCCGCCACTGCTTCGTGATCACCTTCTTCACTAGCCGCCTTCAGCCGAAGCTTGAGGTCTTCGCGGGCACGTTCCACAGCCTTCTGCGTCTCCACCGAATGCCGCTCGTTGATTTCTTCCAGCGCTGCGTTGGCCTTTTCCAAAGCCTCGCGGGTCTTGGCGCTCTCCGCCCGCAGGCTGTCGAGTTCCTGCTGCAATTTCTGGTTGTTCGCCCGGACGATTGGGAGAACTTGTTCGCCACGCGCGAGGTACTCCTCCGCATCGACGAAGCGTTCCGGCTCGCCCTTGAAGCGAGTGGGGGGAATCCAGCCCATCTGCTCAGCCTTCCGCTGAACTTCCGGAGTTGCTGCGCTTTCGATTGCGATTGGATCAGGCATTTCCGCCTCCTTCGTCCACGATTGCGCAGAAGATGTCGCGGTCATTGACCAGGCGGTACATCTTGCCGTCCGCAGTGCCCTTGACAAGGGTGCCGGCGAACTTCGTCACCATGACATGCTCGCCAACGGCAGCCCGCGGGGAGCCTTCGTCAAACCAGGCATGCGGGCCAATGGCAATCACCGTAGCGCGCACGTCCACCATGTCCATCCGGCCCTTGACCGAGTCGGGAAGCTCAATCAGCGCGCCTTTGCGCTCCGGTTCGTAGGATTGAATCAGCACCGCGACCCCTCGCGGCTCCAGTCCACTCGTATTTTCACTCATTTTCGATCTCCGTCACATACTGCTCGTAGGAAAAGTCCGTTACAAAGGCGTATCCTTTGCACGTGCCCAGGTTACCTACATTCACCAGGGCTGTTTTTCTGTCATCATAGTCGGTGAATGAGCCGCCTTCCCAGTCCTGACGCAGTGCTTCCCGCTTTTTGTGCAGGATTTCCACCAGCGCGACCGTGCCAGGGTGACTCCACCACTCCTGGAATTCGGCCTCTGTCAGGGCGCGATCACTCATGCCGAAGCTCCTTCTTTACTCGCCTGTTTCATGCCCACGATATGCTGAGATTGGATGCGCGCGGCCTCCAAAAGGGCATTGACGTGGGCAGTTATCCGTTCGTTTTCGTGCTTTGCCGCAGCGATCTGCGCGTTCACCATCGCCACCTGAGCGTAGGCTTCTTCGCTTTGCGCATTTGCTGCGTGCTCGGCGGCCTGCGCCTGCAGTTGCACCATCTTCGCGTTGTTGAGCTGCTGTTCCGTCTGCAACTTCGCAATGAGTTCTTGCGTGTCGAACTGGAGCTGCATCTGCAGCCGGCTCGTAGCGCCCTGCTCTTTCATTTCCTGCAGCGCAACCTTCGGGTCCTTTGGCGGCGGCATGCCCTCGGTCCCTGTAAAGATCGACTGGACATCCGGCACGCGCAGTGCGTTGAGGAACAGACGCTCCACGGCGTCCTTGTTGTAGCCTGGCGTCGTCGCGGCGGCTTGCTTGAGCGTCAGGGCGATCTGCAAGCGCATAGAATCGCTGGTCACGTTCGGGTCGGCGGCGGGAGCGATCAGCTCCTTCCCGCCCATATAGTCGAGACGCGTTGCACCGCCCGGTCCCGGCTGATCGAGGGGCAAGAACAGGCTGTTGAGATGGTAGAGTTTCTGAAACTCCTCCTTCATCGACCGCCAGACGCGCTTGAATATCGCCGTGTAGATCTTCTGCCCCATTTCCACCATCGTTTGAGTGGTCTGGGCGGGGGTGTTCTGGCCGGGATTCTCCCCTACCGTGATGTCGGTAGTCCCGCTCACCCGCGACGCGTAGTTGATGAGAAGGCTGAGCAGCTGGAACAGCACGTCCGAGGGGGCGTTAACGGGCAGGGGAAAGATGGACTTCCGCAGGTCATCGCCCGTAGCATCCACCCGCTTCCACTCGAATGGAGCGAAAGTCTGTACACCACCACGAACCTTCGCACCTCGGCCCAAAAAGCCGCCCGCAGTAGTTTGGAGCGTCCCTGCATCTAACAGCATGTTGACGAGGGAATTGACCGCTTCGTTCAGCGGCCCGAGGAACACTCCGAAGCCGATGTCGTAAAAGCCGCCGTCCGGGGAGGGAATGAAGGTGGACTTGGTGAAGTAGTGGTCACGCTTGATGCTGATGATCTGGCCCCTGCGCGGACCGGCAGCCAGGCGCTCGATGGCCTTCTCCGAGTCGAAGAGGGTGACGATGCGGACGACAAAGCCGCTGGTCTTCTCGAAGGTGACGATGTAGGGCTCGGCGTAACCGTCCGCGTCCAGGTCGAGGTTGACGTGCTGCTCGAGGAAGACGATGCTGGTAGTGTGATCAGGCTGGGGAGGTGTGACCCGCTGACGACTGTCCTCCCCGCGGCGAGCCTCGGTAGTGGCCGGGGCGGCCGGGGAGGTGTACCAACCTTCCTCCAGGCAGTCGCGCCACGTCTCCCGCAGGACGTTCTCGTGAACCTCGTTGCGGAAGCGCGGGATGATGTGAGTCATCCGCGGGCAGGTGTCGAGGGACTTGGTCCAGTAGTTAACGACGAGGTCCTTGGCGAGGACGAGTTCACTGACGTTATGGCCGAGGGAGGCGGAGAAGTAAGACTTCTTAAAGTTCGTCCCAACGATGGAGAGGTTGAGGATCGCCTTGTCCGTCTGCTCTTCCCAGGCGCCGTCTTGCTCGAGTACCTGCCAGGACATGTGGGTTGAAACGCGCTCGGCACGCTGGCTGAGTTCGCCATCCGCATCGGGGCCGAAGACGTTGCACTTCACCACCTTGGGGCCGCCGACAAGGGCGGGGTAGGCGCGCGCATGGAACTGCATCGCGGCGATGGTGACGAGAGGGAAGGCGACGTTCGCGGCGTTGGCCCAGGGGAAGGTCTTTTCCTTACTCACCTGCAGGGCGAGGTCCATCCCCGCCTCGTTGCAACGGAGCCAGTCCTCGCGGGACAACTCGTCCTGATCATATCCGTGCTTGCAGTTCTGCCCAATCGCAGTGAGGTCTGCGTCGGAGAAGCGGGAGCAAAGGTTCGGGGACTTGAGAGCCGCCGCGTCGAGGGTGATGGGGTTCTGCAGAGTCAGCATGTCAATATCCAGTTACAGCTGAACGGCCATCCGCAGCGTGCGTCTTGCGAGAGTTCCAGAACCCGCGCTCGAAATCGAGCTCCTCGTCGGACATCAGGTCCTCCTCCTCCACGTGAGCGAACTTGTCGAAGCCAAGGGAGAGGAGGGCGGCGGAATCGAACTGGTCATCGAGGGTCGCGGCCGCGTTGCCAGTGAAGCGGAGCAGCTCGTGCTCGAAGCCGGGATACCACTCGGCCCGCTTGTCGAAGCGGCACTGGCCCGCCCGCATCCGGCGCTGGAAGGAGCGGCCGCGGGTTGCCTTGTCTTTGATGGAAGGAATCGCCTCGATGTTGATGCGGATGTCACGAATCTGCATCTCGCGGTAGACCATCGACTTGACCGCCTTCCAGATCACCCCATCCTCCACCCAGAAGACTTCGGGATTCCAGCGGACCTGGATGTCGAACATCTCGTCAATCCACTCGAGAGAGTCCCACCGACCGACCCGCTGGCCGACGTAGTGGAGGAGGTTGGCGATGTCCTTGCCGCCGACGGTGAAGGAAGTGCGGTTGGCCTTATCCGCCTTGGAGACGGCAAAGTCCGCGGCCGCGCAGATGATCTTCTCTTCCTCGTAGTCCGCGTCCTTCATCGGGATGAAGTCATCCTTTTTCAGGTACGCCTCGGAGTTGTCGAGGGGGTTGTTCAAGAACTCTTGCGAGTAACCCGGCGCATCGTTGTCTTCGATGAACTCCTGGCGGCGGTTTCGCAGCTCCGCCTCGCTCCAGCGCTCGGGCCAGAGGATGTCGGAGAAGTCGTCGAAGCCGGCATGGGCGGCGTAGAATTGATGCTTCCACGTGCGGTTCTTTCGCAGGCGGGAAAGAAGGGAATCCTCGTGCAGGATGGTGCCGTGGACTCGGATACGGCCGGACTTGCTGAGTGCTTGCTTCGCGGCCCGGAAGAACCAGCGACGGAACTTCAGCCGGCGGTCTGGATTCTCCACCTGCTCGTCATCTTCCATGTCGTCCGCTACCAGCAGGTTAGGCCGCTTGCCCTTCCAGAGCTTGCCGCGAATCCGCTGCTCAGCGCCCTTGGCCAGGATACGGAACCTGTGCCCGTCGGTGCATTCGCAGATCACGTCGGTGTTGGAGGTGCGCAGGAACTTCTTAATGCCGAAGTCGCGGATCAGCTCTTCGTTTTCCACCAGCTCCTCGGTGATGTTGCCGAGTTGCTCTGCCGCGTTGTCCTCCGTCGAACCGACGAGGATGATGTAGTCGGACGAGCGGAAGAGAGCTTCTGCCAAGATGTAGACCGTGGTGAGGCCGGTTGACTTGGCGTGATCTCGAGGGGCGATGATCATCGCGGCCTGGGCGTCGGAGGAGTAGAGGGCCCAGGCTTTGCGGTGAAAGGGCGGCGTCGGGCGCGCGTCGTCGAAGCGGGGAGAGATGTACATCCCTGCAAAGGACTCGATGAGGTCGGCGGAGAGCTTGACGGCTTGCATCAGTAGTTCTTCGGGACGATCGTGAGGTAGCCGGTGAGGGGGAGTATCTGGCCTTCCGAGGTCGTAGCGTAGGCGGCGACCAGGTAGGTTACCCCTTCCGTCCCGCCCGCGCAGAGGCTGGTGACGCGCGTCCCGGAGATGCTGCCCGCCCCGAGCGTGAGGGCCGTGACGGAGACTCCGGAGTAGACAGACGAGCTAAGGTTGACAGAGCTGATCGTTTCTCCGATCGCGAGACGGGAGATGAAATCGAACGTGAGGCGGGTCGATGCGTCGGCATACTTGCTTTCGAAGATGAGCTTGCTCATAAGGTGGCCGCCTCCAAACCCAAACATGCGCTGCACAGACCCCAGGCAGGGACAGCGACGGCGGAGAAGAGGCGGCCAATCATTTGCGTTTCACCGGAGCGCGAGAGCGAACGGCACGAGGTTTCTTCGGCAGGGGCGCGAGGCGGCCAGGCGACTTCTGGCCCGGAGGGGCGCGGAAGGGGGCGCGCTGGCGGATCACTCTGCTTCCTCCAACAGACGCTTCTTACAACGTTCGAGAAGCCATAACACTGTGCCGCCATCTGCGTAAGTGGAGCTAAAGAACTCCTCGCCGGCGGCATCCCATCCAAGCAGTACAAAACCCTGGCACTTTCCTTTCAGGTTTTCTAAGATCACATCTGGCTCGAGGTCAAGCTTCGTGACACTTGGGAAAGGGATTATCTGTGACATGATTCCGCCGTGGCTGGTCGCCGGCTTTCGCCGGAGGCTAGCAACCCCCTGCCATCTTGTACCGCAGGCGCACGGGCTCGGCCGGCGTGGGCTCGAACTGCTGCTGTTTCGGGTTCACTGGCAGCAGATTGCGCGAGACGAACTTGCCGCCTTCGTCATTCGCCTTAGGAAACGGTGACGGTACGGGCTTCGACTGTTTCGACATATTGCAGGGCTCCTTGGCGGACTTTGGATTGCAGGGCGAGCATGCGCTCGGCGAGTTGGGCGAGGTGGTCGCCGGCGGGAACGGGGGGAGCGGCGGCTGCATTGCCCCCGATCCCCATTGCCTTGGCGCCCAGTTCAACCGCCTTGAGGACCACCTGGTCCGAGACGTTGGGGGCATCGAGTTTTTCTTGCAACCGTTCGAGGGACCGGCGGGTCATGCCTTCGAAGCGCTCGTTGAGGCTCATGAGGAGGACGGGATCGACCAGTTCTTCCCGGCGGGCGGCCATCGCGGCCTTCCACGCATCCGAGGCCATGACACTCGAAATCCAGCTGGGCGAGTAACCATAGCGGATCGCGAGCTGGTTGTTGTTACAGCCGGGGTGGGCGATGATATAGTCAATCATGTCCGTGTGAGTGTAGGAGACCTTCTGCAGAGTCCCCATCGTCGGCGCGTGAGAGGGCGGCGGGGCCTGGGCCAGATCCCCCAGCAATTCTTCCACGTTATCAGCATCCAACATCTCTCACCTCCTTTCGCCTAGATACCTATTAGACGCGGAGGCACCCAAAGAAGTTCCCGGCTGAGGCGCTTAGGGTCGAGACGCTTCGCGTGGATTATACGGCGATAATTCGCGCGTGATTCAAAAAT